TATTTACTACAAATACTATATTTAATACATTCAGTATTTTTAATGATGCTTACTCAAACTCGGCCAAATCAGCCCATGAAATATTTGACACCATATCAGTCTCGGGAACAATATTGAGAGAGTTTGGCGTCAACAAATCAGCGAAAGTGATTTGATTTTCTTCGTTAGCCACCGAATGTTTGATGGTATCGTTATCCCGAACGACCAGAGGCTTTCCCCAACAGGTATTTTTCAATTTTTCGCGATTTTTTTCGCCTTCGAGTTTTTCCCTCTGAAGCTCAATTTTTTCCCTCTGGAGCTCTTCTTTCCTTTGAAATTCTAATTCGGCTTTTTTCTTTTCGGCTTCCATCAGCCGGCGTTTAGTTTCGGCTTCTCTTTGAGCCTTCCTTTGCTTATACATATTATGACGCTCTTTTCGTTCCATATTTGCCTGATAGACAACTCTCCTTCGCTGATTACGAATGTGTGCTTTTGGCAAGACGAAACCGTCATCCGGTACACTCATTTTCTTCGGAGGCACGGAGAACCTGACTTTCTTCTTCGGTGCTTGACTAGCGTTAGGTCTCTTAATGGAAGTATTATCTTCGGACTGAAACAAAGCAGCAAAACGATTTTGTGAAGCAAAGCTCGACATGATAAAGGAAAAGAGTAGCGAGTAACGAAAGTATTAACTATCTAACAAGTTGTTTGAATGATATTCAATGAATGATTATCATTTGTAATAATAAAAGTCTTTCGATTTACCCAATGTGTCGCAAAGAAATCGTAATGAAATGTAAAAGATAAACACGAAATGTAAAATATGAAAATAGAAACTTAAAAATACTTAAAAATACAACAACACATATAATTATACAAAATGAGCTCAGTTGAACAAAGAATAGGAAAAGAATTGATTATGATAAATAAGGACCCTCCATCTAATTGTAGTGCGGGACCAAAGAGCGATACAAATTTATTTCATTGGGAAGCCACCATATTGGGTCCAACTGAAACACCTTACGAGGGTGGTATATACAAGTTGAGTATACATTTTCCAGCGAATTACCCATTTAAGCCACCAAAGATTAATTTTATAACGAAGATTTACCATCCAAATATAAATAAGAGTGGTGGAATATGTTTGGATATATTGAAGACACAATGGTCTCCCGCTCTGACAATATCAAAGGTGTTATTATCGATATGTTCGTTATTGACAGACCCAAATCCCGATGATCCGTTGGAACCTGAGATAGCAAAGATATATAAGAAAGATAGAGCAAAGTATGATCAAACGGCGAGGAGATGGGCTGAAAGATATGCTATGAACTAATTCTTTTCGTTAAATATCTAAATTCGTTATATATCTAAATCTCCGATTTAGATATATAACGAGGAGAGCCAACGAAGTTGGCATTAAACTCTTTTGGCATGCCTACCTTTTTATAAAAGGCGGCGGGAATCAATTTAAACCTTTTGCTCTATCTTTTCTAAAAAGATAGGGAAATGAAAAACCGTATCATATTATTAGAAGCTCCTATTTACGACGGAGACCAGGAAAAAAGCGAATATTTCAAAAGCCTAGATTTCGACAGCGAATATGTTAATAAATGTTTGAATTTATTATCAAAAGAGGGCGAATATTCGGTAACCGATATATATACATCGCCATATTTCTCAACACTTCAATTAGCATCCAAAATATCATCAATGGTGGATGTGAAATTCAAAATAGACAATTCATTATATGATGTCTTATCGAAAGAAAAGTATGAAATGCATAAATGTAAATATTATTGGAATGATTTGATAAAACATAAAAATTTTCAAATGGATAAAACAACGAATATTCTTGGTAACAAGGAGTATTATTATACCTCAAGTATTTTGGCGAGCAATGTAAAATACGCTGAGGATAAGATTGATATTCTAAATCGTATAGCCCCATTCTTATTTAAAATATTCGATCAATTTATTATGGATGTCAAAGACAAAAAGAAAGACGAACACGAAGACACAGATAAAAAAACAAAAGGCTTGATTATGGTTACACATTCATCAATATTTCCATATGTGAAGGAATATTTGGAATTTTATCAGAAAACGAACATTCCCGGCGACAAAACCGAAGATTTTAAGATATTTACGTTGAAGACGATAAAAACAAGAAAAATAACATTCGGTGAAATATAAAGTACAAAAATAAACAAATGGATTACAACAATAATATTATTATATCGATAAATAATAATATTATTTGATGAGTGATGATTCATACTTTAAACCAGTAGTAGAGAAAGAATTTTTAATATACGACGAAACAGATTTACCCGAAAAAGGTTGGATACAGAAATGTTTTGCATGTCCCGTAATAACATCTCATACGGTCTTTTACAAAATCAAAAAAATGGAAAAGCGTGAATACACAAAAATATATAAAATTAGGGCTTATTTGTGCCCTAGTTGTATAAGAAAGATAAATAATTCAGAGAGAAAATTAAAAAAGTTTGAAGGGTATTGCGATAAATTTGTAATAGATAATTTTTACGAAAGATAATAATACCGAATTATTTCCCAGTAGAACCGAATCCACCAGAGCCTCTCTCGGTCTCGCCAATATGTTCTTCGACAATTCTCACCTTACTAATGGGTTGTAAATCAGGAGTACACAATTGTACTAATCTCATTCCTTTAGTGATTTCTTCGTCTTTTTGGTAGCAATCCAAAGCAGCCAATAAATGCCCCCGATAACCGGAGTCGATAATACCAACTGAATTGGCCAAGCGGAGACCAGTTTTGCTAATGCTTGAGCGCGGATATAGATAGAACGCACAAGGCCTTTTCTGTACGCTGATACATTTTGCGTGTACGGGAAATGAAAGTCTTCCGCTACCAGAAGTGATATGGTAGAGAGCGCAAGATACGTTAAGATCATAGAGCGTAGTATTTCCTTTAAAGATTTTTTTCGAGGTAGGACATACCAAATCAAAGCCACTATCTTTGTGCGCACTCTCAAGATATTCATCGCTATCCATTTTGGCAATTTTGCCTTCATAAAAAGTTCGAAGTTCTCCTTGTTGTTCGGCGGTGCCGTGTAATTTGATGTGGAGTTCATAGGTATGGTCGTAGGTGAATCCATTGTCCCGTCCAATAACTTGAATACTTTGAGTATTTGACATTTATAATAATACCAATGAATTAGTTTTTAAATCTTTTTCGATTTTGACTCTTTTCCCGTTAAATATTTTAATCATAGATTAAAATATTTAACGGATATATATGTGGCAATTTGCTTTCGGATTTTCACTCGGAGTATACGTGGGAACATATTATAATTGTAAACCAACAATGGATAAAATATTAGACAAACTCAAAGAATCTGTTCCCGAGAAGAAATGAAAACAAATTAAAGTTTAGCCACAAGATAGTTTTGAATTATTATATGGCGTTACATTTTGTTCATTCCAGTCTCTGTTTTCCATAATGGCTTTGTTTTTTAAATCACGAATACGGTCACCCGAGCTAATAGTTCTCGCAGGGCGTACGACTTCGCAACGTGTACGAGTAACAGGATTACCAACCACGGCGTAACTTTGCCCAACGACACGGTTACCGACTTTGCAGATATCTCCATCTGAGCCATTAACAATTTTTTTCTCAAAGGTGTTAGTGGTATAGGTTCTTACCTTAGGGCTTTTATCGCAATCAATTTCTCTGGCAACAAAATGATTTTCCGAACTCTTTTGGTTTCCGCCGACACCCTTAACAGTTTTTCCACAACATTTATTTTTATTTGCCAAATAACCATTAAAATTTCCTGAGAAGTTTTTAGGTTCTGTCGATGTAGTCCCAGCTTTACTATTTCTTTCATTTCGGAGCGTAGCCAATTGCATAGCCCGAGCCTTTCTTGCCATAACAACTTGAGACATTATGTTATAATCAAATATAATATAATTTCAAAAAAAAAATATAATTTCAAAGAATACATTACACGATTCTGGTCTGAGTTTTCGAGAGGTGTATATCCTTACTCAATCTTAAATTTTCACCATCAACTGAAAAGTCGCTCGGTCTAAGTATGCTCCAATCAGTATCAGAATCAAGAATACCGCATTTGGTATAGATATAACCGACTAAAGCACTACACCAAAAACGGTCGGTTTTTTGTGGTTTGGCATCACGATGGAAAAGAGCACCTATCCAATCAGTCGGAATAATATCGTAAGGCTTATCGTATACGACGTCATGAACCTTTTTAAGATTTTCTTCGGTGAAATATTTATTCTCGCCAACATCAATTGAGCGATACATCACGATATTGTCTTTGTACTCTTCTAAAATTTCGTGTAGTGGGGTAATTTGGACACCTAATTTTATTTTTCCGTCTTGAGGGTCAGGTTTTCCTTCCCAGCTGGATTCCCATACAAAGGTTCCTTTCAAAACGGGGGAAATGAAAGTAGGATCTTTCAAAATCATGGCAACGTGAGAATAATCGCTATGTGTGCCGTATTGGATGAGATTGGTAAAGATACCCGATAAACCAGAGGGTTTGTTGTTGTTAAAAAGCAAGATATCGCCGGTTTTCATGTAAGAAAAAACATTTTTATTGTGTTGCATGATGGTATAATATACTTATTTATATTTTTCTTTAATTTTCGTTAAAACTGAACTTTTAAAAAGATGAATGGACTACGGTCCATTCACGTTTAAAATACAATTTAGGTTAAAACCTAAATTTGTAATTAAAAAAAGTTCATTCAAAACTGAACTTTTAAAAAAGTTCATTCAAAAAATTTAAATTTTTTGGTACGCCTGCCTTTTTTAAAAAGGCGGCAGAAATCGAATTTAAACTTTTTGCCCTATCTTTTTCCAAAAGATAGACAGTAAATGCTAACACCATTTGAAAAAAGATACAACATAATGAAAGAGGCGGGAAAATATCCTCAGCGTGATTATCACGGAATGATAGCTAAAAAAATGAAAGAGAACGAAGAATTCAGAAAAAGAATGAGAGAAAAAGCAATGTCAAAATATATTGTACAACAATATACCAACAAAGAAGAAAAATCATTTAGCAAGGTGTATTGTGAGGCAAAAGGTATAGATAACAAGGAAGAATACAATTATCAATTTATCGAAACGGACATTGAAGGGTTGGACCGAGAATGTGTGGACCATTGGAATAATTTCTGGAATGAATATGCGGATGATATGTAATATTAATTTGTAAGGAAAACATAAATGTCGGCGGAGTTCGAAAAAATATCAAAAAAGTGGAAACGTCGTTTCAAAAATCAAGTGAGCAAATACAATAATACATTTAATGAGAGTGTAGAGCGAATATATGTTAAATTTTTTTATATTGACATGTATAATGAATTAAAGGAAGGTAGTAAAAAAAGGATAGAATTATGTTCCGGGAGATTATATCGCAATGATTTGGTAAATTTGGTTTTGGAAAATTCAAAAAATAAAGATAAAGATTACGACGTATTTTCAATATTAAAATACAATTTCAACTTGAAATACGATGATATCCTTACCTTTGTTCACCGAGATATAGATGACACGTTTATGAATAAAATCAAAGATATTGAAGATATGGGAAAGAATGAATTCATAAAATGGGAAGATTCTTTGAAAGAATTCCGCAAATTCAATGAACTTCTAATATTTTATAAGGAAATACCGAAAAAAAGGGAAAAGGTGTCAGAAGCAAAAGAAGCAAAAGAAGCAAAAGAAGCAAAAGAAGCAAAAGAAGCAAAAGAAGCAAAAGAAGCAAAAGAAGCAAAAGAAGCAAAAGAAGCAAAAGAAGCAAAAGAAGCAAAAGA